ATCTTGAACGAAAATGCAAGGACGAGTTTTACCAAAAACAGGGAGTTGAATTAAGTGGTAAAATGGAGTTTAAAAATCCATACGCTGAACTTACAATAGATGAATTAAAGAAGTTGGTTGATGATGGATAAAGAACATATTAAACTTGGTGCTAAGATAGAGCTTGCTCGGCGTGAGTTCTTTTATTTTTGCCATTTATTAGCTCCTGAATTTTACAAAATTAACAGAAATTATCTAATAAATCTTTGTAATGAATTTCAAAGATTTTGTGAGAGTGATGAACAGATAATGATTGTTAATTTACCTCCGCGGCACGGCAAGTCAAGGACTGCCGGCTTGTTTGTTGAGTGGCTTTTGGGACGCAATCATAACGAGAAAATTATGACCGGTTCATACAACGAAACATTGTCTACTACATTTTCAAAAAATGTTAGAAACGCGATACAAGAGGAAAAAGCGGATAATGACAAAATAATTTATTCTGATATATTTCCGGGAGTTCAAATAAAGCGCGGTGACGGTTCAATGAATTTATGGAGCCTGACAGATGGCTATAATAATTATCTTGCCACTTCTCCAAGTGGAACTGCAACGGGTTTTGGATGTACGTGGATGATTATTGACGATTTAATTAAATCAGCAGAAGAAGCGTACAACGAAACTATTCTTGAAAAACATTGGGATTGGTTTGTAAATACAATGCTATCCCGTCTT